GGCACATGGTGCAATCTTCGATCTGAACGGTTCTTAAAGCCAAAAGCATAATGACTAAAGGGGCGCTTCGGCGCCCCTTTTTAATGAGGTAAACATGACCAAAAGATTATTGAGCAAATCCGGCGATACTGAAACTTGGATGCACGATGCTGACAAAGGCTTCATCATCGAAAAGCGTCAGCAAGTCGACGCAATCCTAGACGCCAATAAGGCGCGGGCGGCTGAGTATCGTGCGGGCAGCATGATAGGCAATACGCAACGCCATTGGCAGCATATCGCCGAAATACCAGCGACAGTCTATTTGGAATTACGCGCCCGATTAGGCGATCCAAAAGATAACCCGACAGAGTGGAAACGCTGGCTCAATGATTATGACAATCGTTTTTTCAGAACTAGCGGCGGGAATATATAATGGCAATCACCGACTATGCTTCGCTCCAAACCGCTATCGCAAATTTTGCGGCGCGTAGCGACCTTACAGCCCAAATCCCCGAATTCATCCAGCTTGCAGAAGCGCGGATGTCACGCGAGTTAGAAAGCCGCAGCCAAGAAAAGCGCGCGCAAGCGCCGTTGACAGCGAACAACGAATATATCAGCCTGCCGACTGACTTGCGTGAGGTTCGTGAAGTAAAACTGAACACCAGCCCACTAACAGTTTTGGAATATAAAAGCCCTGTTGCGCTTGATACGGATTATTCGACAACAGGCACAGGCAAACCGCAAGCCTACAGTATTATCGGCGATGAAATGAAGCTGCGGCCTGTTCCTGATACGGCTTACACAGCCGAAATCGTTTATATTGGTTCTATTGAGCCTCTATCGAATACAAACACAACCAACAATATTCTGATCCGTCATTCAGACGCCTATCTAGCGGGCGCGTTGACGGAACTTTACACATATCTGATGGATGAACAACGCGCGCAGCTTTACGACCAAAAATTTAGCCGTGCCATTTCTGAAATCCAGAAAGACGAGCAGAGAAGTCAATATGGCAGTGGCTCGTTGCAAATCCAATCTATCTATCAACGTCAAAATACAGGAGCCTGATTAAATGTCAGCTATGAGCGATTATCTGGAAAATTCTTTCCTTGACCACTTCACCGGCACAACATCAACAGCCGCACCGGCGGCCGTTTATCTTGGCCTTTCAACCGGATCAATGAACGACGACAACAGCGGAACAGAACTATCAGGTTTAGGCTATGCGCGTCAGGCCATTACATTCGCAGCGGCGGCATCGGCATCAATATCAAACAATGCGGGTGTCGAGTTTCCTTCGGCGACAGGCTCATGGGGTACTGTATCGCATTGGGCAATTTATGACGCATCAACCGGCGGCAACCAGCTTTTTCATGGCTCTTTTGCAACCGCCAAAGCCATTGCGACTGGTGACATTCTGAAGGTTGCTTCAGGCGCCTTAACGATCACAGCGGCCTAATTAAACCAGATGGCAACACCGCTTGACCAACTGGATGCTGTCGGTGTTCTTGATGGGGCAAACTCTATCGGGAACATGGAGTATCTGGATAATGTCACAATCCACAATGCTACTGGCAGCGCTTCTGCGTCTGCCAGCGCAAGCGCTCTTGAGCCGATAAAGCTAAAGTCAGCTAGTGGGGTTGGGGTTACATCTGCGCTCGCTTCGGCAAGCGCTGATCGCATTCGTCAGTTTGATGCAGTCATAGCGACAGCCGGTTCAGTTAGCGCTTCAGCTATATTGATAAGGCTTGTTGGCGGCCAGCCAACAGCTAATGTCAGCGCGACAGCAAGCATAACGCCAGTGCGTCAAGTAACGGCAACGGCAACAGCCGCAGCAACAACAAACCAGCCAACAGCGAATTTCGTGTTGAATTTTTCTGGTTCAGGAAGCGTCACCGCAGCGGCGACCGCAAGCCAGCCAACAGGAACATTTTCCATGACCGGCAGCGCCGGAATTACAACGGCGGCGTCAGCCATCGCCAGCGGCAAGATATTGGGCGAAGATTGGGCTGTTGTTCAGAATAACATCAATCAGCAATGGGCGGTTCAGTAATGGAATTTCAAGAATGGCTGCCCGACCAGCCCGCATATTTAAACAAGGGCGTCACCACAGCTTTAAATTGCTATCCGTCTGCGGTCGGCTATAGAAGCGTCAACGCTTTTTCGGCCGTATCAGGCGCGGCAACCAGCAAGATCAGAGGCGTTTTTGCAGCAAAAGACAACGCCGGAAACGTCAAACTTTTTGCTGGCGACGATACAAAACTTTATGTTTTTGGAGGTGCTGGAAACTCGTTGGTGGATGCGAGCAAGTCTGGCGGTTATAACATAGGTTCATCTGGTCGCTGGCGACATACGCAATTCGGTGACAAGCTGTTAGTCGCTGGTGGCACTGGCGAAGAAGTGCAGAAGTGGCATCTTGGAACAGACACAAGCTTTTCAGACTTGTCTGCATCATGCCCAAAAGCAGATTTCATCACTGTTGTCAGAGATCAGGTTTGGGTCGCGTCTGTAGACGATGGATCAGGCAAGCAGCCATTTCGGGTGCAATGGTCTGGCATAAACGACGAAACAAGCTGGACAGTCGGAACCGATCAGAGCGATTTTCAAGACATTCCCGACGCTGGCAGCATCACCGGATTATGCGGTGGACAGAATGCGGTTATCCTTATGGAACGCGCTATTGCTGTTGCGTCTTATGTCGGATCACCGCTTATCTATCAGATTGACCGCGTTGAGACTGCGCGAGGCTGCGCATATAGCGGCAGCGTTGCGCAAATCGGCGGCATGGTTTTCTTTCTTGCTGAGGACGGCTTCTATGCGTTCGATGGTTCCAGAAGCCAGCCAATCGGAGCAGAAAAGGTCAACCGATTTTTCCTAGACGACATGGATTTGGCTTACACAAATAAAATGAGCGCGGCTGTTGACCCGACACAACAGGTGGTGGCTTGGTCTTATGTTTCAAACGCCTCGCCCGATGGCGAGCCTGATCGCATGATTGTTTTTAATTATGCTCTAGGCCGTTGGTCTTTAGTTGAGGTCGGCGCTGACATAATTGCGCCGTTTTTCACATCTGGTCAGGATTTGGAATCGCTTGATAGCGTTTATGCAAGCATTGACGCAATAAGTTCAACTGTGGACTCGCATCTATTCAAAGGCGGCTCGTTTGTTTTTGGCGGGGCATATCAAAACAAGCTTCACGCTTTTACTGGCGCGCCTATCGTCGGCACCTTTGAAACGGCTGAGTTTTCATTAGCAAAAGACAAACACGCAGTCGTCACTAGAACCGTGCCGCACTTTACTGGCGGTTCTGTTTCGATGCAAATTGGCGCGCGTGATCGTCAAGATGACCCTGTTGTTTATGATGCAGGCAGCGCATTAACAAACGAAGGTTTCTGCGAGCATCGGGTGCAAGGTCGTTTCCATCGCGCAAAAATGACAATTTCAGGCAATTGGCAAAACGCGCAAGGCGTTGATTTGGAGGGTCGTCCACTTGGCAGGCGCTAGTTTCAGAAGGCTTCCAACTGAGGCAAATGACCCGCGTGAAGTCAGCCTTGTCGTGAACAACATACTCGCAGGCAAACTAAACTCAACCGGCACCGTGACGCTTGCTGCAAATGCAGCATCAACTGTCGTTTCAGATGATCGCGCTGGCTATGAAAGCGTCATTCTGTTTATGCCAACCACCGCAGCGGCGGCCTCTGAGCAGGCTGGCGGTGCAATGTTTGTCTCATCTCGCGGCAAGCAAACATTTACGGTCAGTCATGCAAACACAACATCAACAACAAGAACATTCGACTATATCGTTATCGGCTGAATGGGATCGTTGCGCTGGCTGGATACAAGCAGCGCTAGATCATGCGCACGGAACGCACACGCTTGCTGATGTTTTTGACATGGTTGAGCGCGGCGATGCGCAGTTTTGGCCGTTTCATAATGCGGCAATCGTCACTGAAATAGTCCAATATCCGCAATTCAGAACGCTTCGGTTCTGGCTGGCGGGTGGCAACCTAAAAACATTAGTTGAGGCTGAGCCAGCTTTGGTCAATTGGTCAAAAAGTTGGGGATGCAAATCTGTTGAAATAGTCGGGCGGCGTGGTTGGCACCGCGCTCTAAAAGGTTACAAGCCGACATCAACAATCATGGCAAAGGAAATATCAAAATGAGTAAAGGCGGCGGAACCCCATCAACTGTGAACACGCAAGTTGAGCCACCATCATACGCAAAGCCATTTTTAGAATATGGTTTATCGCAGGCTAAAGACCAATACACGTCATCGGCTCCAAACTATTATCCGAACCCAACAGTGGTTGGCTTTGCGCCTGAAACTAGCATGGCGTTGGATATGATCCGAAATAATGCCCTTGATCCAAACGGCATGACAGCGCAAACGGCAGGACTTGTTCGTCAAAACTTGATGGGAACGAACCCGCTTATGAATGCGGCGTTTCAGCCTGCTATTAATGCGGTTAATAGCCAGTTCGCAAAAGCTGGTCGTTACGGCTCTGGCGCAAACCAGCAAGCCCTAGCAACAGCATTAGCCCCTCTGTCGTACCAAGCGCAACAAGACGCGATCTCACAAGCTCCGCAAGCCGCAAACATTGCAGCGCAGCAACTGGCCGGCGTCGGCGCGGCGCGCGAAGGGCAATCACAAGCAGAGCTTCAAGCGCAAATTGACAAATTCAATTTCGAGCAGAATAGAGATGCTTCAAAGCTGGCCGCTTACATGGGACTGGTCGGCGGCGGTACTGTTGGAAGCAATACAATACAGCCTGTCGCGCGCAACACAGCCGCGTCGGTTTTGGGCGGCGCATTAGGCGGCGCGCAGTTAGGCAAAAACGCTGGCTTTGATCCAATGATGGGCGCCATTGGCGGCGGCCTTCTTGGCTTTATGTAGGGGGTTATTATGGGTAAATATGATTTCTTATTTAGCACACCCCAAAACAGCTATTTGGATCAGGCGCTACCGCCAATTTCCAGAAACCCTGTCTTAGCCCGCCCAACCGTGCCAGCGGCGTCTATGGCTAATCGGCCAAGACTTAGCGATGGAATGATGGCTGCTTTGACTGGTGGCACATTGAACCGGCCTATGAGCCTACCAGCGCGCAGCCCTGCACGCATGGCGCAGTCTAACAGCCCCATACCTCTGCCAGCCAAAGTTCCTACGCCATACACCGGCGCGCTTCCAATTAGCAAGCCGATGAAGCCATTTACACCGCTTCCGGCCGCTGCTGGAACGGCGCAAATGATGAGGCCAAACCAGCCGTCAGATATACCAGCATCACCAGAGCAAGCGGCAACGTCAGGCGGGTTTTTCAGCGGTTTGTTAGGTGATGGTTTTGACGATCCGAGATCGCAAGGCATCCTTGCCGCATCTGCCGCATTGCTCGAGGCTGGAGCGCCTGTCGTTGGCGGTGTCGCTCCATCGCTAGGCCAAGCACTAGGCAAGGGCTTGCGCGCTGGAATGGGCGCCTATGGCAAAGCCAAGAAAGGCATCACCGATGCTGAAGATGCTGCGATAAACCGCGAATACAAGCAGACGATGACGGAGGAAATGCGCGCTGGCATGAATAAGCCAAAACGCACGTCTATCGCTGGCGGTGCGGCAACCTTGATTGAATATGCTGACGGCACATCTGAGATCGTTAAAAATGACGGCATCCAAGAACTTATCTTAGACCAGAAACGTGCGGCGGCTGATATTGAAGTTGATACGGCTAGACGCAAGCAAGAATTAACAGACCCAAAAAATCTAACTGTCGCTGAAAAAGAATATGACAAAAAGACAGCCGCAAACTTGCAAGCTAAAAAAAGCGCGATTGATGATTGGCCTGCAACCAAAGATTATTTGGAAGAGTTAAAAGACAAAATTGACGGCGGCACTTTCACTGGACTGCTAGGGGAAAGCAACGCAACGGCTGCAATGCTTAGTGATGATGAGCAGCAAGCCAGAAACTTCCTAGAAGGCCTCGCGCAAAAGCTTGCAAAAGCAAGAAACGGAGCAAGGGTTACTGATGCCGATGTTAATAACGCACGGCGATCTATCCCGAACCTTTATCTTTCAAAAGAAAATTTTGCAGCCACCGCCGACAGGTTAATCAAAGAGTTCGAATTAGCGGCAGCGCAAGCGACCGCTGAAGCCAATTATCTTGAAGCAAATGGCACGTTTAAGGGCTATGAGCCGCCTGAGATCATCAACGGCGTGATCGTAACAAAAAGATAAGGATTAGCGAAATGGCGACTTATGATATCGGCGGCAAAAGTTACACTATTGACGACAGCCTTCCAAAAGCTGAAGTCAGAAAGATTTTAGAAGAATTAACATCGCAGAAAAGCGCCACATCTGCTTCAAGCAAGAAATCAACTGAACGCGATGTTGGGTTGAAAGATTACGGCCGCGCAGCATTGCAAGGCCTGACCTTTGGCTTTGGCGATGAAATCATTGCTGGCGCACGCAGTTTAGGCGACCAAACCTACGAAGAAGCCCTAGCTGATGAGCGCGGGCAACTGCAAGCTGTGCGTAATGAAAGCCCATTATTGGCAACCGGCCTTGAAATTGCAGGCTCTATCCCGACAGCTCTGATCCCCGCCGCAGGTTTAGCAAAACTTGGAAGCATGGGCTATAAAGCCGCAAAAGGTGCGCCAGCAATTTACGGTCTGGCGGCTGGTGAAGGTGCTCTTTATGGGGTTGGCTCATCTGACAACAAATCAACGTCTGACGCATTAGGCGGCGCGCTTGTAGGCGCTGGTGCGGCAAAAGCTGTCAACATTGCTGGCAATGCTATTGGCAGAGGCATTTCTAAATATCGGGGTCGTGATAATTTTGGCAAGGACAAGCTGAATGAAGCTATTGCCCGCGATGGTGATACTCCTTCAACCCTTATAAGCAGACTCGATGAAAATGCACAAACTGGAGTTTTGCCTGAAACCATTGCTGATGTTGGTGGCGAGAATGTTAGAAACCTTGCTCGTGACATTCAAGCAACCCCATCGGCCGCAAGAAATGAGGCTGTTAAGCAGTTTGGCGAGCGCAACGCCAACCAAGATGAGCGCGTTTTGGGCGGGCTTATGGATGCGCTTGGAAGCCAGCAAGGCGGAATAAAATATCTTGATGATCTGAAGGAAGCCCGCCGCGCGGCTGCGGAGCCAGCATATAAAGCGGCCTATCAAACTGACGACGGCGTTGAGCGTTTTGTCCAAAGCAATGAGATAGAGCGTTTTCTTGGAAGAAATGACTTTAAAGAGGCGTTTCAGCGCGCAGATCGTATTTTTAAAAATGAACAGTTTGTTAAAGACGAGCTTGCTGATGTGCCTTTTCCAAAGCTTTTCGATGAAGTGGATGGGAAGCTTGTCCGTACCAAAGCGCAACCAACAGTCAGACAGCTTGACTATATAAAGCGCGGGCTTGATGACAACATTTCTGAAAAGGTGAAGCTTGGCGGACTTGGCAACCAAGAGCGACAAGCAAACACTGCTATTCTTTCGCTATTTAGAGACAAGGTTGATGAAGTTGTGCCTGAGTATGGCGCCGCAAGAAAACAGTTTGGCGATGATCTTGATGTTGAAAACTCATATGAGCTTGGCAAAGGCCTTTTGAAAGTCAACAAAAGCGCTGACGCAGTTAGGCGCGAGTTTCAAGCGTTGCCAGAGCCAGCGAAGCAGGCTTATCGCGTTGGCGTTATAGATGAGATCACTAGAGGCCTTGAAAACAGCGCTAAATCCGGCAGCCGCCGCGATGCGGTCAAGAAGGTTTTTGATGGTCGCCAAGAAAAATTGCGGGCTTTGTTTGATACCGACGAAGGATACAAAAGCTTTGAAAAGCTGATGCTTCGCGAAGCAAATATGCGGAATACTAGCGATTTTGTTACTGGTAATTCTATCACCGCGAGGATGGGCGCAAGCTTAAACGATTTGACGCGCGATCCTGTTGACGTTTTTGCAATGGGCGGCCTTCGTGGCGCAGCGGTTGAAGGCGCTAGAGGCCTAATGAAGCGGCGGCAACGCAAAGCGGCGGAGCGGATTTCTGACCAATTAGCGACACCAATGTTTAATTCGGCAAGCACTAGAAACTTTTTACAAAGTCTCGAAGCTAGAGCCGCCGAAGCAACAAAGAACCAAAGGCGCCGCACGATGCTGTTGCCTGCATCTGGTGGCCTGCTTGGCGCCTATATTAACAGCGACAGATAACCCTAAAAAAAGGATAACCCTATGCCTAAAAACGATTTTGGTTCCTATGATTCCACCGCAGCCAACAACACCGACGTCGGCGGGGTCAATCTTGCAGAAAATTCTATGCTGCCTAGCGATGTCAATAACGCTTTTCGCACGCTCATGTCGCATATTAAAAACTTCGAGCAAGGCACAGACAGCATCACG